GTGAGCAAATTCACGTAATCCACAATAATAGTGTCTGGTTTAATTCCACTTTGCACCAGTTTTTTGATGTAAGCAATGAGATTCCCCACACTTATGGTACTGGGGGGAAATTCTTTGATGATCAATTGTGATTTGGGGTTTTGTCTGACATATTTGGCAATCTCTTCGCGAAGCTCGTCAATTTTATGTGTGAGGGAAAATACAGGTATATTGGTAAAATTTCCACACAAACGCTTGGCATAAACAATTTCACTCATTTCTAAGCTTATTAAAAGAACAGTTTTTCCAGACGAACATATGTTGCTGGCTATGTTTCCTAAAACTATGCTTTTACCCACGTTGGTTTGTCCGCTAAAAACGTAAAGAGCTTTTCCTTCCTGTAAGAATCCTCCTCCAAGCCTTTCATCAATCCACTGATATCCACTGGAAATATAGTTTTCGGACCGATTCAACTCTGTAATAACCCGTTCAATGTCTTGAAAATATTTTAAACCCAGATCTAATGTTAAACTTATACTGCTGGCTTTTTGTATTTTTTCCAAAACCGCACTTGTGTCTATATTGCTATTTTCATACTTTTCTATCACATCCTCCATGATGGTTTTCATGAGGGCTTTTTCACGCAGGAATTTTTCAGTGTTTTCGTAAAGTTCCTTACTGTGAAGATCCTTATCAATTTCTTCAAAACTAACAAGAACATTTTTGAATGATTGTTTTAATTTGTCATTTATACAATAGTTTTTTATCTCTGTAGGAGTGGGTGGAACATTGTTTTTCAGATAAAAATCTGTAATAATACCAACAATATTTTTTATATTTTCGTTGTTAAAATATTCAGGTTTTAAATACTCAGCTATGGTTCCTATATAAGTGCTATCCATGATGCACTTATAAATGATAAGCGTTTCAAACGCATCCAGATCAATTTTATTTACTTTGACCATTTGTCTAAAAACCATTTTTGGCCCTTTTGAAACATTTCATCGTTGTAATCACGAAGACCCGGACTGGCATGTATGGTCCATATGGGCCATATTCCTATTTTATAATCATACTTTTTTGCCTGCATGCATATGTCCAGATCTGTATAATGGGTATGACATGGATTAGATTCGTCAAATCTAAAGTTGGAATTAATACGAAAAAGTTTTGTGCGAAAAGTCATAAACAGATTATCGATCAAATCCACATCATCCGGGGTGGCACCAAAACTGGTAATGAAAATGTTCCCCGTTTCAGACGGGTGAGCAACTGCTCCTCTTAAATTATGACGTTCACACATCAAATGCCACAAGGCAGGACTGCGTATGGTGGGATGTTTTCCCCCGGCCAAACCCACCACATCATATCCCTTTTCAAAAAAAGCTTTTCTTAGCTTGGATTCAACCCTAAAATCATCTATATAAACATCGTCATGAACAAAACATATGATTTCATGGCTATCCATGTATTTTTGGATTGCACGATTATAAACAACACACAGTTTTTCTTTGTTGTTTTCTATAATTTCGTACTCAGCACCAGCAATTTTACTGATGCTTTTTAAAAAAGAAACGTTGTCTTTAATTCCACGAGTTGCACTAATGAAAATTATCTTTTCATTTTTGCTCTGCGGTAGCGGCGTATTTGTAGGCGACATTTAATTTATCCTGGAGAGTAGGTATAACATACTCTTCCCAAAAAGAAACATCATTTTTAAAATTTTTTCCATAACCTAGTTTAGTTCCATCTGGTTTTGTATAAGTTGGTCCATTTTGAATAATAACTTCATGGTTGACTGCCATTTCTAATAGCCCGCTATATTTGTCCAAGCCTGTTTTATAATTTAGATATATGGGAACTTCTAAAAAAGGTGGCACAAACCTGTTTTTGGTTGTCATGGCACGAAGAGTAACCCCGGAATACTGTTTAGCTTCCGGAAGAATCTTATCATCTTCATTTTTTTCGTCCTGTTTTTCGTTTCGGCGAGCCAATTGAACAATTACACTGCTCATATACAACGGGCCACTACCTCCACTCTGGTTTTTAACCAAACTTGGATACATGCTGGCAGGGTCAGCATATGTATGATTGCTGCAAAGAATAGTTACTCCTGCTTTTGCAGCTTTATAAGTCAAAATACGCAGCATGCTCTTGAGAGATTTGGCTCTTAATCCCATATCTGCCACACTTTTGTCTTTTTCAATGTCTGCAACCTCCTTGCTTCCTGCCAAATTACCCAAACTGTCTATGCTGATAATGAATTTGCCTTGCGCTTTTCTTTCAATAACATTATCAAGGAATTTACTGATTTGATTTTTACACTCGTCAACCGTATAAACCGGACAATACTTTGTTTTTTCTGGATCAAGACCCACGCTTTTGCCACTGTCTGCATCCACACTCATTTCGCTGTCAAAAATCACCGGATACAGCCCTTGTTTTTGAGCCAATCCTAGAATTTTGTTGATAAGAAGTGTTTTTCCGGTTTGTGATTCGCCAGTAAACACTATAATTCTTCCCTTGGGAACGCCACCTTCACGAATTTTTCCGCTGATGATGGAATTCAGGGCGTAGCACCCGGTATCATACCAGGCATCCACGTTGCTAAGAGTGTTATCTGAAAGATAAGCAGCTTCTGGATTGATATCATCCAGACAACCTAGAATTTTGTCCAGATCGCTCACGTTCAGTCATCAAACAATTTTACGACCTCGGGGTTAGAAGCCGCCGTGGGGGGTGTGAAAATCCTCTTATATTGTTCAACAATCCGATTTTCCAGCTGAATGTCAGTGGTTGTTACCAGCTTGTCCTTGGGAAAAAGCCAGGTTCCAACCGAATCTCGAACAGCCGGACTCACAAATTCCTTGAAAAACAAAGGAATTGTTTGAATGCTGAGTTGTCCGGTAGTCTGATTGGGTTGAACCATCAGAATGGCAGGATTTTTTACTTTTAGGTTTCCGTTCTCCTCGCCAAGAACTTCGCCTATGATTGTGCGTCCGACATGATCTACGAATGGTTGAATTGAACTCATATCACCATTTAACCATGAGTTTATGAATTGCAACTATAATAAATAAATAATAATATGCATTTAGATTCTCATAAAATATTCGAAGCTTACGTTTTAGCTAAACGTGTTGAAAATCAACAACTTAATGAAGGTATTTTTGATGATATAAAAGGTTATTGGAAAGAACGTGGAGAAAGAAAAGAAAAAAAAGAAATGGGAAAAAGAAAATCAGAAATAATAGAGATGTATAAAAAATTATGGTTGGGGTATTGGTATCCTCGTTTCTCAGATGAAAAAGAGGTAGAAATTAACAAACCTAAAGCAATTAGAATTTTTAAAGAATTTATACAAAATGAAGATTGGGGTGAATACGAAAAAAATGCTAAAAAAGCAATAGAATATTTTGAAAAAAACCATGGAAGACTTCCTTACAAAGAACTGGAAAACGATGCTATTGAAACACTGATTTATGGTGAAACGTCTCGCCGGGTTCCTCTTCCATCAAAAAAAGAAAAAAAACCTGATGATGTTGATGAAACTCCTGAAGATATTAGTGTAGCTCACGATAAAAAAGAAGAAACTGTTTCTGCCTCCGAATATAAAACGGATGCCGCAACAAAAGAAAAAGTAGACGCTTCCCATGCCCGACCTTCGACTGTTGCTCCTACACCCGAACCTGTTGCGTCTTCTTCTGAAACAAAAGAAGAACCATCAGAGGACGTTTACAAGTTGAAAGCTGAAATAACTCGTATGAAAAATTTGAATCAAGCTTGGGTTAACGCCATCAAAAAGAAATTTGGGCGCACTGTAAGAAAACCCAGTGATCTTTCCGGAAAACCCGCTGTTAAAAAATCAGTCGGGGGCAAAAAGTAATTCCAAATTTGCGTAATTAATTTTACCCGGATCGCGTATTTCCCATCCCACAGGATCAAATATTTTCCGAATAGTTTCGGATACCAGTTTTTCAAACTGTTTTTCCTTGTCCATTGGAAAAAGTTCCTTGAATTCTTCTGGCATTTTGTTTTTAAATGCCATCACACTCAAGACATATTTGTTTGCGGATTGTACGTAGTAATACTGAATTTTGTCTCCACTGGTTATTTTTTCATATTTTCCACTTAACTTTAACATTTTTATAAAATAATTATAAAAATAAGCAGCTTTAACATGAACTGGCATTCCTTTTTTTGTGTTTAGCTCATGACATTCTTTTGCATATTTTTCATAGTTTTTTATGCCCACGACAAAAGATAGTTCATTTTCAGGTTTGGTTTGAAATTCCTCGTATATTTTTTCCATGATAATGTTTGTTTTGGATGGGTCGCGGGTTTTCAACATGGTTTCAATAATTTTTTTATTAAATTCTTTCACTTCTTTTGTCATGGTGCTACGAACCACTTCGATTCCTGTGTATTTCGTTTTATCGCAAGGAATGCCTTCTTCGTCTATCACATGCAAAACATATCTTTTCTTTTGAATAAAAATACCCACATCACAAATGCTTTCTCGCTTAAATTCCAAAGTGGGATTGGCACTATTCAATTCTTTTCCGGCCCACAAACACATCTTTTCGTTTATATATTTTTCCAGTTTTTCTATTATTTTTTCAGATTCCGGGGATAGTGTTCTGTCTTTCTTTAAAAGATTTAAATTATTTTTTTCTATCAAAGGTTGAATTGTTATATAAACGGAATCCGTGTCGTTATAAATGGTGGGGGATTTTTCTTTTATTTTTTTTTCTTCTATTCCAAAATCAGTATAAAAACTATCAATAATTTCATTTGCTTGTTTGATCACACTTTGACCAGTAACTGTTATGCTCCTGGCAATGTCTCTATCACTAAGAAAGAAAAAATTGTTTGCAAAAGCGCCATAAATACTGTTCATCAATATTTTTAGGGCATATTGTTTATTGTTTAGTACCGATTCTCTTTTTTTAAGATCTTTGTATTCAAAAGAGTTTTTTTGTTTGGAAATAATGTCTCTTTTTATTTTTTTAAGTTCTTTTTTAATATCCATTCTCTTTTTATAATTTTCTTCAACAATTTGAGGAACCAGACCTTTTTGTTTTTGACTAAAAAGTGCTCCTATTTTTGTTACAGAAAGGTTTTCTTTTTTTATCAAAATTTTTAATTTTTCTTCTGTTAGATTATATTTTTTACCACCCACGTGATTAAGTACGCAAACATCTGTTTTTTTGTTTTTAAAATCCTCATAATTTTCTATGATGCCGATTTTTGTTTCTGGACTCATGTTACAGGTTCTGATAAGATTAGGATATAGTGAATTGGCATCAAAACTTATGATGGAGTCATGAAACCCTCTTTGCGGTTCACTGACAAACCCCCCCTCAAACGTGGCTTCAGGTGTTTCTTTGCGGTTAAAAGTGGGAATAATTTTTTTATTTTTCTTTGCTTGAATGGCTACGGCCCCAGCTACAATACTGATGGTACTCATAGCCGTTTCTAGGTTTGTTAGACCCACATGAGACAAGGATCTAAGAATATTCAAATAATTTAATTTTTCTTCTAATTTGACTAAAAGGTTTACGTCTTGTATGTTATAATCAACAAATTGTTTCCAGTTTTTGTCTGCGAGTGACGAAAGATTGCTTTCCTCGTATTCAACTTTTGTTTCTCCTAATTCAAGGGCAGATATGGACCCAAGAGAATAGCTTTCTTGCTGAACCGGGCAGAATTTTTTATACACATTCATGTAATCCAGGTTGGCAATACCTTCTATATAAAATTTTTCGGCTTGTTTTCCAAATTTAGTGAATATGTCTTTGACGATCAAATTTTTGTATGGACTTAATCTTTTAGAATCTTCTTCAGTCAAAACACGATTAATCCGATGAATCAAATACGGAATATCAAATATTTCTCCATTCCAGGTTGTAACTGTGTCGGGATAATCACTTTCATAAAATTTTAAAAAACTTTCGAGCAATTGTGCTTCGGTTTCACATTTTTTATAAACAACATTATCATGAGATTCATAATCCCCTAAACCAAAACTATAAAA